TTACTTTTGTAACGGATTCATTTTTTACAGTAACAGATGTTTTAATATTACCTACATTAGTTAAATTGAAAGAAAGAGATGGAGGATTATCTTTATCATAACCATATCCAGGTTCTACTACTAAAACTTTTCTAATTCCATTGATTAATGGATATGCTGTTGCTAGATCTCCAGTTTCAGCATAAATTTCTACTTTTGGAGTTTCATCATACTCATACCCACTTCCATTATTTTCTACAACAATGGAATCTAATTGTCCATTGTGATCAATGATAGAATAAGCTGATGCTCCAGTTCCTATTCTTGGTACTTGAGATTCAATTGATAGGAAGAAAATATTGTCTGAAGGTACAATATTATTCTTAAAAATAATTCTAGTATCTGTTAATGAATATTCACTATTTAAACTTAGAAGATTTCCATTTTTAAACACCAATAAATATCCATCTGCAATTGGTTGATATGGAGATCCTTCAAACTTTAAATCAAATACTTTTTTGGGAGAAGTTGTAGTTACTGTATCTAGAATTTTTGAAGTTTCAGTTACATATCCTTGTAAAAATTCTATGATGCATAAATTTGCAATATTTGATGTTGATTCGTCTGGAGCTGTTAAGAATTGCACAGATCCAACTGGAACACTATTATCTTCATTATTAGTTACATAATCAACACCAGGAGTTAAATAACTATCTCCTAAATTAATTAAAATATGATTAGATGTGGGAACAAATACTTTTTTGCCTAATAGTTTTAGATCAAAGATAGTTTGCTGTCCATCGAACTGATCTGTAATTTCATCAAGGACGACAAATCTCGACTTTACTCTTTCTGGAGTAATGTTTGGTATAAATTTAATTTGTGGAGAAAGAGTTCTATAATCATAAAGAACGATTTCATTCTGAATTAGAATAGAACCTTTTTCTTCTGGAAATCCTCTAGTAGAACTTACTACGAGCTCGCTATCAATTTTTTCTGTATTTTTAATTAATGTAGTTTTAGAAATTAACTTATCTGGAGTATAAGAATCTAAGTCATAATAATTTGTTAAATTATAAATGACATCTAATGGATACGAAGATCTCTCAAGACTTTCGTAGTAATACTTGAGTAAGTTTGTAAATTGTGGAGAATCTTCTCTTATAAAATCTGGCAGTAGAGATTCAACATTAGATGAAGTTACAAGTTTTTCTTCCATATCCTTTTTAAGATTTTATACGTTATTAACTAAAACAATTATCTTGAGGTGATCCAGTAAAGTCTTCGTATGATATAGGATTATCAAAGAATGAATCTGGGATAATATCATTTGGATTGGTTCCACCTCCTGTGTCATCTGAACCTGTATTAGACCCTCCAGGACCGCCAGAACCATCTGAGGTTCCTCCACTACCAGCACCAGCGCCAGTACCTGCTCCTGCACCCCCGTCGCCACCGGCACCGCCTGATCCAAGGTCTCCTAAGAGAGGTGGAGGAGTCCAATCAGAATTAGAATCTGTAGCCCCGCCAAGGCCTGAATCAAAAATATCAATTACATTGGGGAATCCTATTTCAGGAATAGAATCATATGGAAAAGTCACAGTTGGATCTTTTGGTATGACAGAAATTGGAATTTCTGATGGGTTATTTATATTTATTGGACCAATGCAGAGTTTGCCAGTTTTATAATCAATAAACCCAATTTTTTCATTAACAAAAACTTTAACTCCATTTTGAATATAGAAAAGTCTAATATTTCCTCTGTTATCATCGTCTAATTGTAAGATTTGTGGAAATCCAGTTATAATAAATGATCTAGATCTTAAGTTTGGTGAAAGGCAATCTAGAGGGTCTCTTAGTGGAACTCCAAAATCAAAACAATAAGTTTTATCTTTACCTCTATCAGCAATAATATGTTGTCTAAGTCTAATCAATAAATTTGTTGAAGTTATAGCAGGATCAGAATCATCAATAAATTTAACTATTTTACTATAACTTAAAGTTCCACCAAATTTATTGAAATTTTGGGTAGCATATGATTTAAGTGAATTAGTTACTGAATTATAAATTTGTTGTTGATTTTTTGTACTAACTGCAGAATTAAATCTAATTGTAATTTTAGGATCAACATAATATCTTCTAGCATCTAAAACTACAATTTCAATAGAAGCTACTGAATATTTTTTTAAATCTTTAACTATTCTTCTCTTAGTTAAAGCATTCAATAATGTTTTGTTTTTATTTTGAATAGTTACAAAAACTTTTCCGTACTGGGGGGGTTTTAAATTTTCACCACCAATTACATTTATAATTTCAGTCTGTGGATATACTATCCTAGTTAAAGTTTCATAATCCTTTGATGTTACAGCTCTTGACTGAGTGGCATAAAATTTTGGAGCATTAAATTTAATAGATTCAATGCTTTCCCTTTTAGAACCATTTTGAGCTCTATTTAAAACTTTTAATATTGGTGATTGTTGAACTTGTCTATCATAAGAATCAACAACAGTACCTAAAAATGTTACTTTTTGACATCCATTAGCTTCTTCACCACTGGTAATTAGATATTCTAGGTCAATTATTTCTCCATCAATTAATTTTCTTCCAGATTTACCATCACCAAAAAATACTTCATATCTAGTGTCCTCAACTTCTTGCAGGAAAAATATTTTTTGGTTTGAACCAACAGAGGTCAGAGAATCTGCCATTCTATATCTATCTCTTTGAGTAGACTGAGAACTTGGTCTAACAATTACCGATAAAGTTCTAGTATCAACATTAGAGTTTGGAATTACAAATTTTTGACTTTGATTAGAATCTACATTATAAGAATAATTTAATATTGTTCCTTCATATAGAAGGATCCCAACAAACTGACCTCTACCATTAGTTTGGTTTACAGTTGTTGTAATATTATTTAAGGCATTAAAAATAAAACCAGTTTGATTTTGAAGAGAAGATGATAAAACAGGGCCCTTCTTTAACGTTATTGTAGATGGATAATCTCCATCGGGACCTTTCAGTGTTTGAAACGCTATACTAACTCTAATTACAGAAGCTTGAACTGATCTTGGTGTATAATTTAATAGTTTAGCAATTTTAATTATATTGTCTCTGACTGTAGCAGTTTCTAGGAATAGTTCATTAGCAGCTAAATTTCCATAGAAAGCTGAGTATTGAGTATTGTACGCTAATACATCAATTAAGTAAGATAAAGTGGAACCTTCAAAATTGTAGTCTGTAAATTCCTGTCTTGTTTTTAGGTATGACTTTATAGATTCCCTTATTTCGTAGAAATCTAATGTAGTTAGATTTGATGGCATTTATCGTGGCTCTAATAAAAACGAAAGTTCTTTTGTTTCTAATTCACCTACAATTTTGAATTGTATTGTACAATCAAGTTGATAATCTTGTTCGGTTTCTGTTAAAGTAACTATTTCAATTTCTATTCTTGGTTCATATAAAATTAGGACTCGGAATATTTCAGTTCTAATTTCATCTAAAATTATAAAATCAAGAGGTTCAAATAATAAATCAGTTACTTTAGACCCAAAAAAAGGTTCATATAGTTTTTCACCAGGTTTAGTAAGAATGATGTTTTTAACTGCATTCTTAATTGACACATCATCTTTTAAAATATTTATGTCTCCAGTAAGAGGATTTCTAGACAATGACAAACTAATGTCCTTAAAGGATCTAGATTCTTCTGGAGTTACTTCGTATTTGTATTCCATTTACCTGTTGTGTTAGTTTATTAGTGCCACCTCTCAACATAATCATCAAATCCATCTGTTCCACCACACCATTTAGAATATCTATCTTTTGGAATTGTGTATTTTTCTTTTTTGAAATAATTTTCACTACCATAATCTGTGATTAAACACTTTGTACCATGTTCTTGCATCATGAAATTGATATCTCTATCTGGATTTTGGTGGATTGCCATAAAATTCTCCTAAAAGACTGTTTTCACAGAACTTTTAAAGAGGTTGCTATCTCCCTAACGCTATTTATCAAACAAATTGATGTCTTCTCCAAGGATTTCTCTCATCATTTCATCATTCCAATGAGCGTAATACCCAGCATTTCTTAAAATTTGACGATGTTTTCTTAATTTTTGTCTATCTTGCATCAAAATTAAGTTATATTTACCATTGTTTGTCTGTATTCCATTTATAAAACTATTAGAAGTAGCATGATCTTCCAAAAATATGAATTCTGGATACATTTTGTTATAAAAATTGGTCCAGAATTGAACACTTTGTAGGTCAAAGTAGTCTTCAATGACATAAAAAACGACATCATACCCTGAAATGAGCACAATGTCTTCAGCTTGGCACTCAATAATCTTATATTTTGCTTCAGAAGCAAAGGGACAGACAGAAAAATTTCCTAATTCTGGTCTAACTTTAGAAATTTTTCTAATCCATTCATGAATATGAGTTTCAATTTCGTTCATCCTTGTCCACGATACCTTTTTTTACGACCATTTCGTGCAGATGCTCCAAGATGTGTATTTTGACTACGCCCTTGCCGAGTTTTTTTCGGTTTACCAGGGGTATAGCTAGTCTTTACCAAACCAATTTTTGATTTTGCCATAATTACAATCCTACATAAACGTTTACTGATCCTGTTCCGATGAAACTAAAACATGGCGGGCCCAAAGGATCACCGACTGCTGCCATGTTTCTACCTTCAACAAACACTGTTTTTGTCAAGGCTTTTACTATTCTGGTATGACCAACTCCTCCCATATCTTCTGCAGTTAAAATACTGCAACCACATGGAGTTGGAACTGGGGCTCCTGGTGGAGATGGAACCAGAACGATATTCGTACATGGACTTGGGTGTGGTACTAGAACATCACCCATTCTCAATGGAATGATTCCATTGACTAAAACTAGACTTGGATAAGGCACCAAAGGTGCTGTAACCAATGGAGGCCAAAAACAAGTTGCATTTTTAGCTGCTAATGGCAGCGGAGGCTTACAAGGTGGACCTGTTGCGTGAACAGCAGCAGGAATACAAACTCCATGCCCTGTACACATTCCTACTACTAACCCTGCTGGACGACAAGCTCCCATAATTTTTAATTAAAAATTGTCTTGATAATTTCTAGTTATCCTAGACCATCTATTGGCCTCTGGTGTTAAATTATTTATAAAGACTTTTTGAAATGGAAGAGTTATAGATGATATTGTAGCAACTCTAACAGAACAAGTTGAACTAACTCCAGCTGTGGTAACAGTATAACATGGTCCGCAAGGAGTGGCAAACAAATTAATTTGCAA